GTCAACACCTCTCTTACAGGGATGGAAAACCAATCATGTCATATCCAGGAACGATGATTCAACAGAATTATGCTGAGGATCTCGATCATGGATATCTAGTTTGGGATATCAACTCTAGAAATGATTGGAATGTTGAATTTAGACAACTTCCCAATCCTAAACCTTTCGTCACTTTGGAGTGGACAGGTGACGTAGAACACACTTATAAAATTGCAACAAATTACCCTAAGGGTTCACGTTTTAGAATTAAAAGTATTTCTCATACTGCTCAACAGGAAGTTCAAAATTTGTCTTCTTTGCTTAAGCAACGTCTTATTGCAACTGAAGTCACTTTTAAAATTGACCAGCAAATTAATAGACAAGTCATTACAACGGGAACTCAAGTCCTTGAAAGAACTGACCTTCGAGAACCTGATGTTTTGTTGAAACTATTGCGTGATTATCACTCTAAGTCTGGAATTTCTGATGAAATTTTTAACAGATTAGGCGAACAAGTCAAATCTTATCTATCGACTGTTTCAACATATGATGATTCTATTCGTAACACTAAATGGTCATTACGTAATTTGAGATTTGATAATCTATTTGCTTATGGAGAAGGCAATTCAATTAATTTTGAAGGATTGAACGGAATTGTTGGCATCTTTGGCGCAAATAGAGCGGGAAAGTCTTCCATCGTAGGAAGCATCATGTACTCTCTCTTCAACACCACTGACCGCGGACCGATGAAGAATTTGTACGTGTGTAATGTGCGTAAGCCATTTTGTTATTCAAAAGCAATAATCAATGTGAACGGCGTTGATTATGTAATTGAAAGGCAAACTACGAAACATGAAAATAAAAAAGGTGTTGTCAATGCCCCAACGTCTCTCAACGTTTACAAGGTGATAGACAACGAAGTAATTGATCTTGCGGGTGAGCAAAGAAACGACACAGAAAAAGTCATTAGAAATTTAATTGGTAATGCTGATGATTTTTTGATGACATCTCTTTCTGCACAAGGAGAAATAAATCAATTCATCCAACATGGATCCACAAAACGTCGACAAATCCTTTTAAGATTCTTGGATTTGGACATTTTTGACAAAATGTATGAATTGGCAAATAAGGACGTAAATAGCGCAAAGGCGCAATTAAAGACGTACCCTGAAAAAGATTGGTCAACGATAACTGAAAAATATCAATCTAGACTATCACAAATCGTTATTGATATGGATGATCTTGTGTTGAAATCACACGATATGTCACATCAAATGATGGACCTAAAATCAAAACTATCACGACACAGTAACTTCACACCAGTTAGTCAAGCACAGGTTGATATTCAACGTGAAAAAGTGTCTTCATATGAAGATCAAATCTCTAAACATAATTCTAAGTTGTTGTCATTAAAAGGTGAAGTTGAAAAAATTGATGCTAAAATTTCAACAATTGCTACAGTAAAAGAGGATAACAATTTAGATGATTACAGGCAAAAACTAAATGCGTTCAACGTTCTTGAATCTTCAGTGATGGAATTGAAACATCTATATGAACGTGAAAACTCTGCGTTGAAACAACAGGAAAGATCAATAAGAATTTTGGATGAAGTTCCTTGTGGCGATAATTTTCCAACTTGTAAATTTATCAAAGATGCACACGCAATAAAGGGAAATATCAACGATCAACGTGAAAAGACGGCGTTTTCACTTTCCAAACTTGAAAGTGCAACTCAATCATTGCGCCAACTAAAAATAGAAAACATAAAAGAAAAAGTTGAAAAGTTGCAAAACTTACATGATATGCACTCTAAATTGCAACTTGATCTTTCAAATAAAAAAGCAGAAATTTATAAGTGGGAGACTGCTCTTGATGGATTGATTTCTAACAATGCGCAAGCAATTGTCAAATTAGCCGAACTAGAACAGGCGCTAAAAAATGATGAAAACGAAGAGGTGGTTTCTTTAAAGTCGGAAATAATTTCACTTTCAAAGCATATTACTGAAACAGACAAGCAAAAATTGTTGTTGGCTTCAGAGAAAGGAAAGATTAGTTCTGATCTTGAAAAAACCAAGGAAGAATTCCTGGCTAGAGAAACATTACTTCAAAAAATGAAGATTCACGAATTGATAACAAATGCTTTTTGCAAGAAAGGAATTCCTAGCGTAATTGTATCTTCGCAATTACCAATTATCAACGCTGAAATTTCCAAAATATTGACGGGTATTGTTGATTTTACCGTAGAGCTTGAGGTTGATGGCGACACCGATTCAATGGATGTGTACATAAATTACGGAGATTCCAGAAGAATTATTGAGTTGGCGTCTGGAATGGAAAAAATGATTAGTTCAATTGCAATTCGAGTTGCATTGATCAATATTTCATCATTGCCAAAAACTGACATGTTTATAATTGACGAAGGATTTGGTGCGTTGGATGATGCGGGTGTTGAAGCTTGTAATCGTTTACTTTCCTCATTAAAACGTTATTTCAAAACTGTCTTTGTTATTACACACGTTGACGGTGTAAAAGATGCTGCTGATTTTGTTCTAGAGATTACTAAAAACGAAAAAGATTCAAGAGTGGTTTATGATTAAAAAACCTTACCTTCGAGATAGATGGATACAAACACATCCTGATAATTTTTATATTATTACTCCACAGGAATTTGAGGTGGAAATACCATTTAGTTGTCCTGTATGTAAGACTTTGATGAGATCAAGGGATGATGAAATTGCTTGGTCAAGTTTTAATTGTTGTCATCGGTGTAGTTTAGCCTGGGCTGCGCCAAGAAGAGAACAATGGAAGGAAGGTTGGCGTCCTGATCCATACTTATTGGATCAGGAAATAAAACAAAGACCTCCAATTGCTGTCAAATTTGAAGTTGATTGATATTCACCATACTTAGGTTAGGAGCACCAAAATGGCAGATGAAAAGATAGATTATAATGCCCTAGGACAGGCCATTGATACCTCATGGGGAAGATCTTCAACACCCAAAACCGCGAGTTATTCTGTAAAGTTTAATTTGCATGGAAATAGATTGATAGCCTCATACGCTGCAATTGTCAATTTTGGTACTGAAACAGGCATGATTCTTATGAAACGAGCGTATGCCGAAGAATCAATGTCAGTCATTGCCGAAGCAATCAAACGTATAAAGTCAACTTATAAAGAAATTTCGGGCAAAACATTGTCGACAAAAGAAGTAAGCTCGACTGATTCTCTCGAAATTATCAATTTTGGCATTCACAATCCGAAGCGTACGGCTTATTATCGAAGAAAGAGTATTTTAGAGATATAATAATGTCCGGACCGATCAATAGAGACGAGCAAATCAAGGAAATATTAAAGTGTGGACGTGATGCAGTTTATTTCATGCGTACGTACACAAAGATTCAACATCCTAAACGAGGTACAATTCCATTTGAAACGTACCCATTTCAGGATGATTGTGTAAAATCTTTTGAAGAAAATCGTTTTAACATTATCCTAAAATCCAGACAGCTAGGTCTTTCTACGGTCACGGCTGCATATGCAGTTTGGTACGCAATTTTTAAGAAAGATAAGAACATTCTTGTTATTGCAACCAAATTGCAAACTGCAATGAACTTTATCAAAAAAGTTCGCATTATGTTGGAATGTCTTCCAAAATGGTTGTTATTAACGAAGTTCGAACCGACCAATCAACAAATTAGTTTTGCTAACGGTTCTTCAATTACTGCGATTCCCACCTCACCGGATGCCGGTCGTTCAGAAGCTCTATCGTTATTGATCGTCGACGAGGCTGCGTTTATTAGAGACTTTGAGGATATTTGGACCGGTCTTTATCCCACACTATCAACAGGTGGTTCTGCTATCATCATCTCCACACCAAACGGTGTAGGAGGAATGTATTACAAGCTTTGGACTGATGGTGTTGCACAACAAAACGAATTTAAGACGATAAACCTTCCTTGGTGGGTACATCCAGAACACGATCAAGAGTGGTTCAATAAAGAGACAAGAAATCTACCGAAAAGAAAAGTTGCTCAAGAATTTTTATGTGACTTTATTTCTTCAGGTGAAACCTTTTTGCAACCTACAGAAATGGATTACCTTCGTGATCTAATAGATCAACCTGTTAGAAAAGAAGGTATTGCAAACGGTGTTTGGATTTGGTCAGATCCTAAACCTGGTAGAA